TATAGAGACATTAGCTGTAGAAGAAATTAACACAGGAGTTGTAGAAATATTCAATCTAGCACCACCTGTAGAAGAATTTTCCGAAATGGCAGAACTACCTCAGATAGAAACCTTTGATGAATTGCCTACTATAGGTGAGGAGATAAGATATGACAGTCAAGAGAACTTCTCGGAAGTCGCAACAGAAATCCAAATTGAAGAAGGCTTCTTTGAAGCAACAGAAAGTTTTGACAACCAGGGACCAGTTGAAGGAATTCAAGAAATCGCAAGCTTTTTTGCAGAAGAGCCAATCTCCCAAAGTCCAGGAGAATCAGAAAGTCCCGCAGACTTTGAAAGCGTCAATGAACCAAGACCAGTTGAAGAAGAGACTGTCGCAACAAGTGAAAGAACAGAACGACCAACAATGGGCGGACCAAATGAACAAGAAAGCTCGTCAAATAGAGAAGCAGGTTCAGAAGGAACACGAGCAGAGATACAAGAAGAGTCTAGTGTTCAAAATGACACAGCTCCCATCGAAGATGATAGAGTTGTTGAGCAACCTCAAGAAGAAGATAGAGTCGTTGCTGAAGAAGAAGTAAGTAATGAAACTGTCAGAGAAACAGAAGCAAGAGATAGTAACGATGGAGATGAAACAACTGAAGTTGCAGATTCGTCAAGAGAAGATAACCAAAGCACACCTGACTCGATTGAAGAGAGCAGGAGCGAAGGAACTACTAGAAGACCTGCTGAAACTGTTTCGATAGAAAACATAGAAAAGAAAGTAAACGAAAAAATCAAACGTGTAGACCAAAGATTAATTGCTACATCTATCATTGCAGCGAAAGCAATGCAAAGTAAAATATCAGTAGACAATTACGGCAACACTAATTCAGAAATGTTTAACTCACAACCACAGATGGACGGAGGAGACTATTATGAAACAAGACAATATATTGATGCTAGAAATTTATATGCTCAGAATCAAAATGTTTATGATGACCCTGTTACAAGATTTCAAAAGAATGTTCAGGAAAAGGTAGATGAAAGAATTAGAGCAGAAGAACACTTAAGGAGGATCCGTGGATATTAAAACGATAGCAACTGGCATAGGCCTGGTAATTACGATAGCTGGACTGTTCGTCTACCAGGGACAATTAATAACAAGACTTGATGTAGTCGAATCTAGGTCTGCGCCGAACATTAAACCATTAGAACAAGACATAGCAATTAACAAAGCTGAAATAGCCGTACTCAAAGCAAAAGTAGATGAGATAAAAGCTAGATCAGACAACCCATTGAGGTAATCATGCCAAAAAAAATAGATGCAGAAAAAGGAAAGTTGTTTGTAGATTATTTTACAAATGGAGATACTGCCAGTAATGCCACAGCAAGTGCAAAGAAAGCTGGGTGGACTGGTGATTCTCAGAGAATGGGAGTTTATCTAAAAGACAAGTATGCGTCAGATATTCTTAAACGCGCAGAAACTTTAAAAGCAAAGAACCAAACTAAGTTAGAAGGCTTTGCTTCAGACTCAATAGACTTGTTAAGACATCTTATGAGTGAGTCAGCTAACGATATGTGTAAATTAAAATCAGCAGAAAGGATATTAGACCTGGCTGGTTATTCAAGCGATCAGAATATTAATCTGAATGTAGAAAAAGAAGAGTTTAAAAAACTAGATGACCAGGAGTTAGCAGAGAAAATTGCTACATTAAGTCAAAAAGTACCAGGATTGAAGAAAGTAATGGAAAAAACTCTACCTAAAGAAGAACAGAACACAAACACAGCTGAGAGTGAGCCTAAAATAAAAGAGAAAAGAGTTACACATTGAGGTATACCATAGGCACCCACACTCTAAAATAAAGCGATTACAGCGATTCTAGGGCTACTTTATTTCTAAATCTGACGAGTCAATTACAATAACTTGTTCCAGGGGAGCAATGCTGTGATAAATGTAATCAACTGCATCTTCCTCTGTCATTTTGTCTACTGTTATTAGAATTTCTATTAGCTTGTCTTTGTCGTAAACTACTTTTGGTTCGATAGATTCAGTTACACCGACAATAGCATTGTCAAATCCTTCCACTTTAAAATAACCGTCCTGACTAAAGCTCGTATTTCGTGTCATGGTATAATCCTTTCTCAGGTTTCTTCTGTACTTTTCTAACTTTCACTTCACTTGGTTTAAACATCACCATCTCAGGCAATCTCTCGCTATCTTTTACAATCTTATCGATAGCTTCTATTTCATCAACAGCACTAACAGCACCACTAAATGTTACTGTCGCTCTGTAAACATAATAATTTTTTTTCATGTTTTGTAAGTACCAGGCAGGCATGTCGTACCTACCTGGCTATAACATCTCTTTATACCGACCACCCCTTGTGATCGACTAAAAGTTAAGCTTTTCGAAGTATACATCAACATCTCCTATTTTTGAAAGAGCAGATGTTTCAATATTTCTAATATGCTCAACCATTCTCTCATATCTCTTTTTGCAAATAGCGTATTGTTTCTTATCTACTTGCAACAAAGTCATTCTTACATCTTCTGTAAAATTAAATATTCCTTCTGTGCAATGAGGACACACACTAATGCTGTTCATCGTTTTTAAAACCCCAGTTCCATGACAGATAGGACATACTGGATTGCAACATTCTATTATTGATAGGTTTACCATTTTATTTAAAAAATCATAATCAATCTCTTTGTATCTGTTTCTGTAATAACTCAGTATGCTTCTGTAAAACATATTTTCTGATGATGTTTCATTGATAAATTTCATTAACAAAAAGTTATACTCTTGCTTGTTAAGATCAGAATAAGACAAGATAGTATTAACATCTTCAGGTGTTATCGAATCATGAGCGTGTGATGATTTTTCTAATGACGCTGTTTTCGGTACCAGTATTGTAAGCAACTCTTTATTCATCTTTGTGTTCCTCATAAAATGCTAAAAGTTCGTGCTCTGTGCCGTACAACTTAGTCCAGGCTTTCGTGCCCATACCATGTATACCCCACTTCGGTGATAAATGATGGTGGTAACAAAGAGGTATAGTCGAGTTACCCCTTTGTCCCATTCCTGCCCCCTTCCTTATGTGATGGATTTGTGCTGGTGTTATAACTGACATGTCCATTTTCCTACAGACTACACAGCCCCACCTGGCTTTTCTATCCATTTCTTTCTTTTCTTCTTTGCTAATGTATTGTCCTTTCTTAGGCATTATAATAGCGTAGCTTGTTTCTCCTCTGCTTCTTCTTTAGAATATCTAAAATCTACCAGCTTGTATGTATTAAATGGCGGAAACTTAGACTTATTTGCTTTGTTAGGATTGTTCCTCAAAGCCATGTTTAACCCTTCAGGATCTATTTCCAGGACTATTTTCCCATTGTGTACGACTTGCATACCCCCGAGCTTTACTCCCTTTATGCAATCATAATCACGCACAGACAGTACGCCATGGTAATTTTTATTAACTTTCACTTTGTGCATCATCTTCTCCTAAATATTTTGACCAAACTGTTATCTGCTCTACCATTTCATTGTAAAAATCCACATAATCGCTATCTTGTTTTATTTTTTTTGCCATTGGTATTAGTAGTTTATTTAACAAATTCATTTTAATTTCGAATGTCGAATATTTAGATACTATTTGCTTAATATCGGTAGACACTTCCCATTTACCATAGCCAGTAGTCCTGTTTTGTATTATTGCTACCAAATACTTAGAACAATCTGTTGGATTATCTAATTGCCTTTCTTTTTTCTTTTTTTCGTTTTTTAGTTTTAATTTTTTTTCTAAATATTCTGAAACACAATTTAAATAATGAGCTGTTATTCTGTTATCAGGCAAAACAAAATTTCTATATGAACCAGTTGGCAAATCATCTAGATATACATTTGAAAAAACAACTTCACATTTTTCTATGGCTTCTATTAAATCATCCATACTTGTTTGTTTATATAAAATTAAAATTTTATTTTTATATTCTTCTGTACATACTTGTTCCTTTTTATCTTCTCTTGAGTTTTTCCATTTGTTCATTGTGTTTTCTAAATATTCTAATGCAGGTTCTAATTCTCTGAGTTTATTCATTCTGCTTTTAACAAACGCTTTCATGATGTCTACTTTTTCATCAATCGCGTCATGTTCTGCTTTTTTTAATGATGAGAAATTTTTATCGCTAAGTTTAGTTTTACCTTTACCTCTATTGCATTTCTTACAAGATGTAACAAGGTTTTCAATGTCATTTGTTCCTCCTTCGAAAACAGGCAAAACATGATCGACTTCTAATATTACACCTTCATCTGATGGTTTTGCACCGCAATAAACACATTTAAAATTGTCTTTCTTGAAAACTTCATATCTTAATTTTTTCGAAAGACCAACTCTTTTTGCTTTATTTTTATATACTAAAGTCAACTTTGGCTTTTCATCATCTGACATAATTACTCCTATGTTTTTGTGTATACTTTTTGTTCAAAATACTCTTCGTTAGATTTCCTAAAAGTCTCTGCCTTCCAACCATCGAACTTCATTCTGAAGTAGTGCATTTCTGTATAAGATTTGTCTCTTTCGTGCTCATGATGTGCAATGGTTTCCATGATATCTAATAGGTTTTCATTAGCTGTAGCCTGTGCTTTTGCGTGGGTTACGCTAACTTTCTCCTGGTTAGATACAAGGTTAGATGCTTTTTGAAAATCTAATTTACGCTCAAATTTATTTAGCTCAGAGTTATGAAAAGCATAGCTCATACCATGTTTTCTGTACTGTTCTAAATACTGTTCTGCTGCTTCATCAGTTAATTTTATAGTCATGTTTCTTCTCTATTTCATCTGTGAACTCAATCACAGAATTTGCATAACTTTCTAGCCTATCAAATGCTTTTTTTGCAGCAATCTTACACACATCAGCTTCATCTTTTGTGATAGCCATGTTGTAATCCTCAACACAATCCTTGTGGTTGTTAGAAAGTAATTTTAATTTATCTACGCACTCCTGGTAGACGCTTACTTGGTGTTGTCTGATAACTTTTCCTGTTCTATCAGTTTTTTTTAGTGTTATCTTTTGTTTTGTCATTCTTTTTCCTGAATATTTCATCATAGTTTTTATTATATTTATCTTTATCTACAGGTCTTTGCCTGTCCCCCTTACCAAACTCAATCATTTTATAATTCCAATTAGTTTATTTTGTATTGATTTTGGCAACTCATCAAACTTTTCCTCTGCTTCACCTTGTTTGTAAAGCGACAGGAACAATTCTTTTTTGTCTTCTAGCTGAGTAATCGACATCTTGTTTAGCTTCAAACCACCCATTCTCCTGTAAATATCAACAGCCCTTTTGTCAGCAACTTCTTTTCTGTCAAAAAACATTTGGAATGTATTTAGAATCTGTTGATCTGATTGCTGAAGATATTTTGTTATATCACAAACCTTAGGTCGCCACTCTGATTTCTGAACATGCAATGCCAGGGCGTTCATGCAATCTTTTACCGTGTAATCTCTTATTGCAACAGCCATAAAGTTCTTTTCTGTTTCATTCATAACCAGCTGTTTAGGATAGGCCTGGTTACATTGAGTACAGAAATAATCAAATTCCTCTTTGCTCATTTTTTCTCCTTGTTTTTATATATATATATATATTATATATATATCTACTTTTATATTTTATATACACATACACATATACATCTATGTATGTGTGTGTATTTAATATATATTAATATTATCTTAAATTGAAGTCCAAATTAAGTTGTTTTTTGATTAATCTTCCTTTAGAATTAAGAAAGTAAACAAAACAAGGATAAATCATGGACATTTTTACACTATTTGAGGTGCGTGAGGCACATCAGACAAAGTCAAAAAAAGATTTTATTGACTGGTTAGAGCAAAATCTAAACAAAACCAGCGATGAAATGCACCAAGAACATCTAAAAAACGAGGATAATGACAATGAAACTAGATAAATTACCAAAAGAAGACCAGGAGTTAGTGAAAAAATTAGGTATGACTTCACACCAATACGAATGGCATAAGAAATATAACCTAGAAAGAAAATCTTACTGGGACTGTCATGGTAAAGCAGTACCAACGCACCCAACAATGCAGAGAGTTGCTGAAACAGAAGGCATAATCTTTGGCAAGTATGAGGTTGTTGAGTGTGATGTGCATAGAGGCATAGTTGTATGCCAGGTAACAGGCACATGGGGAGATCGACAATGCTCAGCGCTAGGCGAAGCACACCCAAGAAACAACAATAACGCTTATCCTACTGCAATGGCACAGAAGAGGGCTTTTGATAGGGTTGTAACAGAACTGACAAACTCAGGAATGTACACAGAATCTGACATGATGGGCGATGACTTTGCACCATCAAGTGGATTCAAAGAAGCAGAACAAGAAGAGCAAAGAAAAAAAACTAATGAACAGGCAATCGCTGAAGCTATAGCAGAGAACAAGGAGTATGAGAGTGATTGAGAACTTAAGAAGCTCGATGTTCAAGTCATATTGCATGGGACTTAGGACATCACGCAAAAAGCAATTAGAGTATGACAAGACATGTACACAGAAAAAGATTTGGGACACCAAATATATTGACTGGGGCACAAAACACGAAGTTAATGGCGTAGCTAAATGGATTAAGTTGAATCGTAAAATGCCAAGATACATTCTTAATGAACAGGAAAGTTTCGTTATTCCAGGGTGGCATGATGGAATTGGATTATCAACAACGCCTGATGGATTGTCAGGAACATGTTTAATCGAAATCAAGTGCTCAGCTATGGGTAAAAACACCTATTCTGAGTTCCCTGAAGAGCATTTATGGCAGGTTTATGGTCAGCAGATGATAATGAGCCACCAAGGGCATGATATTGAGAAAACACATCTTGTAAATTGGACACCCAAGCACACTAAAATATGGGAGATTCAACGTAATCAAGATTATGAAGACTACATGGGTTCGCTTTTGAAAGATTACATCGAGGGTTTAGTGCATGATAAAAAGCTGACACCAAAGCCTGAAAAATATCAGGGCAAACATAAGATTGAATTAATTTATAACAATGGAGATACTAATGGCAAAATCTAAATATATAAATCTTTTTATTAACGAGAAGGTTTACGAAAACGAAACAGGAGCCTTTTATAATGTAATATCAGGCATAAAACAGACAGGAAAGACACCACCGCCTTTTCTGTATAACAAGAAATACACACCCAAAGAGGACATTGTGTTAAAAGCAGGTAATGATTATGACATTTCTTTGTGGTTTAATGAGAGAGATGGAAAAAAAGATTCATCTATTGCAATCAAACCAGCAGTACCATACGAGAAGAAAGAGTCATATCAAAGTGATCCTGGCTACCAGGAGGTAAAACAAGCTGTTGATGGCTGGGAGTGATAAATGTCTACAGACAAAGAGTATAACAGAGAGTATTACTTGAAGAATAAGGAACAGAAACAGTCCAGGAACAGGGAAAACTATCTAAAAAATAGAGATTCTTTGTTGGAGTATGCTAAAAACAAGCGAGATAGTAGAACTGTTGATGATGTTGATAAAGACAAGCAAAGACAAAGAGAGTATTATTTAGCTAACAAGGAACGCATTAAACAGAAAAGAAAAGAAGTTGCAGAGTCAAAGAAAGCAGAGATAGACAAGATGAAAGAAGAACTGAACAGGCTCAAGACTCAAGCCTGACCTCGGTAGCCTGGTTTTAGTTTAGTTTACTAGGCTACTTTTGTTTGCGAGTAGGTTTATTATGGCTAATTTTTCCTACTCGTTTTTCTTTTTTCTCTACCCCCCCCCTCATTTAGATCAATTTATCTTTTTTCACTCCCCCCCCTACATTGTTGATTCTAAAGGGGTTTCGAGGCATGATGAATTATGATTTTTTCAAATTAAGAATAAATCTGATATAATAAATCAATGTTTAGAGAAAAAATAATTGTGTTGAAAAGACCTTCGGTCAAAAGTTATCGATAACCTAAACATAGGATATTAGAGCAAGATACACACATATCTATATTGCTCTTTTATCCGATTAACTAAACTAACAGAGGTAAAAATATGAGTAAAGTAAAATCATTATTATATAACGAAGACACAGGCACATATAACAGTCTTGATGACCAAACATGTGTTTTTTGTGGCGATACATTTCACGATGAATATGACAGAAACAACCCTGAGCCACTAGCAAGTGAGGGTTACTGTTGTAGCAAATGCAATTATGAAAAAGTAATTCCAGCAAGACTGGAGGAGATTAAAAAAAATGCCTAACTGGTGCGAAAATAATCTTATCTTAGGACATAAAGATGAAGACAGAATAAAGCTTGTAGAAAAAACTGTAAGAAATATTCTCGACACATCTTCTGATGACTTAAAAGAAGAACAAGGTTTAATGAACAGTTTTGTCCCAAGACCTTCGAAAGAAGTCCTGGGGGACAATGGCTGGTATGACTGGGAAATCAAGAACTGGGGTTGCAAGTGGGACATTTACGAACAATGGAATCACGACCCAAAACCATATTTTGATGAAGACAAGAAATTGCATTGCATTGAGCTTGGCTTCGATAGTGCATGGAGTCCACCTATCGCTTTCTATACTACCATGGAGGACAGGGGCTTTTATGTCCATGCAACATTTATGGAGGCTGGGTGCGATTACGTTGGAAGATATACAGAAGGCGTTGACACAACTTACAGTCTTGATGATGTACCTAAAACTGATGAAGAACTTTATGAATATGTACAAAACTGGAGGGCAGAAGATTGAAATTTGACAGACAAGAAGAGTTTGATGAAATTGTTGAAAGTGTAATAAATGGCAATTACTCACAGGCAGGACAACTTACTGTTGATTATGGATTTGACGCCACCGACTTAGCAAGTTATACAAAAACTACTGAATGGGTGCAAAATCATAAGTACTTCGATTTCCGAGACTTATACTGGGTAATCGAAACAGCAACAACAATCAGAATGAAACAAAACTTTGATGAACTAGACAAACAAGGAGACTAAACAATGAGACAAGGTATATTTACATATAAAGACGGAACAAAAAAAGAAGACATATTATTTGCTTCAAAAGACACACACACAGGAACAGGAGGAACACACGGACAAGGCGACATTGTTATGGAATATGAAAAGCTTGTTGAAGTGTTGGGAGAGCCTCTGCACTCTGATGGTTATAAATCACAATGCGAGTGGGTAATAGAATTTAAACCAAAAAATTCACCCAATCAAATTGCAACCATTTATGACTGGAAACTAGGCAAACAATACCTGGGTGAAGAAGGAGATGATAAAGAAAATATCATGTATTGGAATGTAGGAGGATATAACAATATCGTGATTAAATATCTCACTTCTTTATTCATGCCCATGAACAAAAAATAAAACGCAACTCAAACCTATTGAGCCCTTATATTACTTATCCTATATAGGAAAACA